CGTACTGTCACTAACAGTCATGGGGCGGTTGATATTAAGATTACCATTGGCGCCAGGTGTACCGATATTAAACTCTTCTGCTGGATTAATTAGGTAAAGTGTGTTACCACTCATAATAAAATTACCAACAGTTAGGCCGGCGCCGCCACCAATAATCAAGTTACCGTTATTAGCACCAATCGTTTGGTCAGTGCCTAAATACTCATCAAAAATATAAACAGTGTTACTACCAAAGTATGCTTGTTTGACTCTTCGTGTGGGTGATCCAAGTGTGAACTCATCATTTGTCAATGGTACTAAATTACCAGCCCAAATAATACCTCCTCCAGTACCCGGAGTTAATACAATATCAGTGTCGGCTGCAGTAGTAATTGCAAGACCAGCATTCAAGGTCTCTCTTGCTACTGGAATAAGTGTTCCGAATCCTGGAATAGGCGTGGGTAAGCCATAGAATGTACTAGATGTTACTACAACATTGCTATTACCACCAGTACCAACATAGACAACATCACTGGGAATAGGAACGCCTCCCCCGGATAACACATCATTTACTTCTAGTACTGGGCTAGGCGTTGTTGTAAACTGAAATACTGCCCACGGTGCCGGAACTTCATTGGGATTACCATAACTATTTGCAGGTAACGAAGCCAGTGTTCCATCACTATTTGCTAATATTTGATTAAGAGTTAATGTAGCAATAACATATACTATTGCCGCGTTACCACTTAACAATGTACCTGTTGGAATTGCTACCTCATCGGTGTACAGTGTATTACTACCCGTGTCAAATCTTAGATTAGCACTAGCATCAAAATCACCATTAGTATTAAATTGAACTTCTGACGTATTTCCTGCTACTATACCAGAAAAGCCATAGGGATATCCATTAGCATAGTTAATACTAATTTCACTATTTCCAGGTAGTGTTAAATTGCCCGTATCGTCAAAAATCCAATTATTATCATTAATACTGATTTCTAAATGACCATTTGGGTTCTCTATATTAGCATAACTAGTACCATTAAAAATTTTATTAGTATTAATATCAGTAAGTTGAGACCCATTACCTATAAAATATTCAGCAGTAATGTTACCCGTTAAACTTATATTATCACCAGATATTGTATTGTTAGCTACATCATAGCTAAAGTCTGTGTTAGTTACTGCTCTATTGGCATCTAGATAAAGAATAGCATCAGTATTAAGGTCGTTGATAATAACTTGATTAAAAAATGCATATTCACCGCTTATATTACCCGCTACATTAACATTACTGCCTTCAAAAATAAAATTAGCAGAACCGTAAAAGTTCCCATCGCCGTTATTAATTTGTACTGCATTTACTGGACCACCAGGTTGACCATTACCAACAGGTCCGTTAATTAGAACTCCACCGGGCGTATTGCCATCACTATAATAGAATGCATTTAAGTCAGGGTTCCACCAAATACGGCCTTCTTGACCTACAAAATTTGCTGCATTAGCAGTAGCTTCCTGTACATTGCCGTCTACGAAATTATCACGGCTAGTAAATAGTTTCTGAATAAAAACTGTATTGTTGGTGTTACCATTACTCATAGTAACCCCTTAAACGTCTAACGGTTCGTCGTCGCCTAATGCATCCAGTACTACTGGATTAAGCCCAGCATTCTTTTTTATAAGCTCTAGTTCATCATATGAATGAGACTTTGGCTCTTCTTCATCACACTCTTCATCATATACGCTTTCAACACCAGTAGCTTTCTTTAATAACTCTATTTTGAGTTGTAATGGAGGAATCATAATATCATCAGGTTGCTGTGTCAAATCATCATCACAACCACAATCATCAGCCATTTCAACTTCAGGCTCTAGAGGCATTATTCTAGGTGATAATCTACCCGGGGCGCCAAGGGGTCTTTCTGATTGCTGTTTTGCATCAATCATGTCAGCTAAGTTACGTAATATTTCACTAGGTTTCATATTGTATTCCTTTATGTAATTTTACGGCTAGCCATAAAAATACTCTCATATAGAGAGTATTTATCGTTTTATTTAATGTCTAGCGGCCTAGCTTTACTAGCAACTATACAAAAAAACTTTTCTTTTACAGGAACTGTTTCACCAGTATTATCAGGCATTTCTAAATTAAATTCTAAGATATTAAAAGTGTCAATATTGAATCCAGCACGATCAAGTAATGCTGATAGCTGAGCAGCACCAAAAATGCTATAATGGTTCAAGTTAAATTCGTGCTTTCTGTCACAATCAGGAGCAGGCACTTCAATATAAATTTTGCTATTTTGTTTTAGAACCCTGTTATATTCCATTAGTGTGAATATTGGATATGGGCTATGCTCTAGAGCATGTCTTAGAAATATAAAATCTACGCTTTCGTCATAATAACCCTGTTCTTGTGGCAAGAACGATAAGTCATATTTTTTAATAGTATGTCCTTTACTTTCACAAAGACTAATGTCATTGGGACTAAGTGTTACACCAACTAAATTTGTGTATTCTCTGGCTTTCATTTCATCTAAGAAATAACCGGGGCCACATCCCAAATCTAAGATTACAGCATCCTTAGCTAAGTTTAATGGATCAACATAAGATTTTACAACTTCTCCAGTAAGTTGTTTATGGTATCCACTTTCACCCTCATCATATATATGGCATTGATAGAGGTAGTCATTGTAAAACTTGAGTTTTACTAGGTCTAGTGTGTTATTAATATCAATCATTGAGAACCTTATAATTTGTACAAATTACTTATTCTCGGCTTTGATGATGAAATTATTTTCTTTTGTAACCCTTGAAAGGTTTAACTATGCTTTGAGTATTTGTATCAAGTAATTCTTCACTGTCTAAATTACCTTTGTTTAAATCTATATATTCTAGGCCGGCAGCTTTATATGCTATCTTAAGCATATCGTGTTCTTCTTTAGTATAAGGATGTGTTGTGTTGTGTTTACCTGCCCAACTTTCAGCATCCATTACAATTGGGTTTATCCCGTCACTAATTGCTACAGCCATCATTAACCGATTTAAATCGTATAGTCTATCGTAACTATCTATTTTCTTTGAAAAAATATTTAAGCCGCGGGTAGACTGTTGTTGCCGTTTAGATATTTTTCCTACTGTAGATTCAGATATAAATTCACTGGCTCTCATCGTTGGTATCCTTTAAAAGGTTTCAATGGGCTAGGTTTATTATCAGGTGGCAATTCATATCCGGATGATATTGATATTGCTTTCTTTCCACCAGGAATATTTTCATTTCCCAATGCTTTATTTATTATTGATCCATCTTCATACTGCGGTACTACTATGGCATTTTCACTGAAGGGGCTTTCACCTGAAAACCCACCATCATTTCTTTGCTGACCATCTCTGACTTTATCCCAATCTCCTGATTCACTTCTGGCTCTAGCAATAGCAACACCAAATCTATAGATTTGATAGGGATCACCTGATGTCAAACCAGGAATTACAAATAAGGTACGTTCAGCAATGAATTCTTTTGCTCTCACCTTTTATAACCCTTAAATGGTTTCATAGGACTAGTCTTAGTAACGTCTGAAGTTTCTTCACTTGTAGGTGTTGATACTCTGCGCTTTCCTTTCATACCCATAGATTTAAGTGCATCATCAATATATGGTCCCACATCATGACCATATGATACTACAATCTCACCTTCACCAAACGGTCCTTCCCTAGACATACTACTAACACCATCTTGTTTGCGTTTTTCAGCGCCTTTTGCACCAGCAATAGCTACTGAAAATCTATATTGTAAATACGGATCTTGATTTGGTAATTCAGGAATTACATAAGTAGCAGGAAGAGCCCCTGCTTGATTAGGTAACAGTTTTTCTGCTAGACTCTCAGTAATAAACTCATGGGCTCTCATGCTGTCTCTGTTGTTATAAACAAATCACTTTCTGTAGCCATATCGGATCCTGGTACATAACCATCTAATGCAATGTGTAGACCAGGAAGATCTAGACCAATGAAAGTAACCTGAGACGAAATAAAGTGCAATAATGTAACGTTTGCTAATGGATTAACTAGTACACGGACGTTAGAATCAAACACATCCATATCATAATTAGTTACAGCATTACCATTAATAGTAGTACCATATCCAGTGAATCTTACACTAGCATTATCATTTGTAATCTGTGCTGAAAGCATAATGTCTTGGCTATCTGATGTTAATGGGTTACTTGATCTGATTTGAAGAATAGCCTGTGTAAAAGTGTCAACAGGAGCGGTATATATTACTTGATTTGCTGTATTGCCCAGTGAATATGCGGCAGACGTACTAAAAGTAGTATTAAATAAACTGGTAAAATTATTGTTTATCTTTGCAAACGCTGTCCGTAACGGATCACCTTGACCGTCATTAGGTGACGCACCTATGTTAATGATTTCTTGTGTATACATATTTTCATAACCTCATAATGTATTTATGAGTTATTTTTCATTTATACTTTCAAAGATTTTTTTCTGTTCGGTGTACCATTCTTGCCAACCTTCAACCTTGGTTGCACAATTGTAGTATGTTACATAGTTTTCTACTACTGTTTTTAACACGTCCGTAATAGGCACTTTATCAGCAGGTTCAATTGGTTTCAACGGTTCACATTTTTCTGACAATGCTTTGGGATATGGAGGAAATTTACGCTCTATTGGTATAGGCGTAGTAGCACAGGCTGACAATAATAATACTAACGGTATTAACGTCCTCATTTTTTCTCTCCTGAGGATTGATTGGATAAGTTTACAATCTTATTATGTTGTTCAATAATTTCTTGTGGTACTGGGCAATTTTCTATATACTTTATAATCTCTTCTTTTTTAACGATTTCTTTATCAATATATTTGATTATATCATCGCCCTTTTGTTTAATAACTTTGGTTTTGTTTACAATCTTTTCTTGTATTTCTACAGTTTTTTCTACCGCTTTGGTTTCTGATACAGCAACTTTGGCTTGTACTTCTTTTACTTTCATCTGCCATAAGCGGTCATTTTCTAACCCGCCTTCTAAGTATAAGGCAAAAGTTAGTACTAATATACTAATAATTTGAATGGGTAGTTTATATTTACCAACAAATGGTATAAACCCTAGCACAAAGCCTAATATTACGCCAGTAACACCAACAGTCAATAATCCGTGTATAGCGTAGTCAGGTAAAACAGATAAGATCCACATACCTGTATTTATCTGTTTAAATCATTTAGTCAAACTTAAGTTTAAAAAATGTATATTTTTCTTTAGGCAATTTAGCTGTAACAGCATAAATGTAACCAAAACCCACATTATCAACGAACCTGTGCCAAATTGGTTGCTCTATGGCATTATCCATAATCCACTTGCCTTTTTCTGTCTGTTGAAATTCCCAAAGAGGCTGAGAAGCATAGATATCAGGATCATCAACATCACCTATACTGAATGTATGAACTCTAGTTTCAATATAGTCTTTCATACAGCCATTTCCGCTTTGATTGGACCATGACTGGTATATCCTTCTAAGTGAATATCATTCATAGTCATTGAAAAAATATCTTTTTTTTCTACGGGTAGAATTAATGTAGGCAGGGGTAATGGATCACGGGATAATTGTTCTTTAACCTGTTCAACATGGTTTGTATAGATATGAGTATCACCAGTACTGATAATTAATTCACCAACATTGTACCCACAATGATGGGCAATCAAATGAGTTAGTAGAGCATAACTAGCAATATTAAATGGGAGACCCAAGAAAACATCCACTGATCTTTGGTACATATGACAACTCAATTCACGGGTTTTGTTTACATAGAATTGACTCATAACATGACAAGGTGGCAATGCCATTTGATCTAATTCACCAACATTCCATGCACTAAGAATATGCCTGCGACCATCGGGATCTGCTTTTAATCCTTCTAGTAAGTTTGTTAATTGGTCAATTGACCTTTCTATTACAGTTGAATCATAATGAGTGTAGTCAGATTTACTATGCTGAACATGATGTTTAGATGATTTAAGAGTATTATGTTTCCAATCTCGCCACTGTACACCATATACTCTGCCCAAATCACCTTCAAATTTGGCTTTAGATTTCCAATAACTTGATAATGCATTTGAAGTCCAAATAGTAACTGTACCGTCTTTACTACCATGTGTGATTTCAGCCAATCTACGTTCATCCCCGCTACCTTCAATGAACCACAACAATTCACCAACACAGGCTTTCCAAGCTAGTTTTTTAGTAGTAACAGCAGGAAATCCTTTGCGTAAATCAAATCGCAATTGTCTTCCAAAGACCGATACCGTACCTACACCAGTTCTATCATCTTTATCATGGCCATTTTCTAAAATATCTTTTAACAATTCATGATATTGTTGCATTATCTTTTCCAAATTTCATAGGTATGATCTGAAAAAACTTCCTCATATTCAAGTTTGTAATCTGTACGCAGTTTTACTAAGTCAATGAATGTATCACAAATGTAATGGTTAAAAGTCCTAGTTAGATATATTGTATCTAAAAAGCTCCAACTACTTTTAATCAAACTCGCTCCACCAATTATCCATGCATCTGGATAATTAATGTACTCATATATGTTCTTAACAGAGATTACACCTTGAGGAAGTTCAATTGGTTTTGAAGTGACAACTACATTGGTTCTATTTGGCAAGGGTTTTTTTGGAAGGCTTTCCCAAGTATTACGACCCATAATAACTAACTTGTTAGTAGTTAGAGTCTTGAATCTAGGTAAATCGCCTTCTATTTTATACCATGGTAGTTTATTATTATATCCTATCCCACCTGTAGGATCGCAAGCAACAATAGCCTTCATAGCCCGTTAAGCAAACGATCGGTTTCAGGCTGAACGGTATCAGCAATACTTTGAACATTGAGAATAAATTCCACGCTAGTAACCAAATCATCTAATTCAGTTAATCGTTTATTAACTAAATCTTCTACTTGCTCTGGTTCTAAACCTTGATTTAAAAATTTCTCAATATTCAGAGTTTGTTGCTTCTTCCCTGTTAGCTTAATAACTACTTTTTTAATAAAGCCAATAGGAATTTTTTGTTTTTCCACATCCTCGAGGATGTGTTCCCATTTTTCAATAAATTCAGGTGACATTATGCAACAACTTTAGTAGCTCGGGGTTTTTTAACTTTTGGTGCGGGTGCTTCTACAACAATAGATGATTCACCGGTGGGTGATACATTAGGATCAAGTGACCTTGCTTCTGCCTTTAAACGCTTTGCTTCATTGATAAGACCTTGGGCTTCACTTTCCATCTTAATTGCTTGATCCAAACGTTGTTTAGCTAATTGCTGATCTCCCATTACATCACCGCTTGGATATGCAGGTTGAGTTTGCGGACCACGCATTTTTCTAATAACTTCAGACTTGGTCTGCATTCCCATGCTCTTGTCCATTTCAGCTAATCGCTTAACGGCTTCTTCACCTTGTTGCATTTCATCTAGAATCTTATTCAGTTCATCTAGTCTAATTTGAGTATTAGGTTGAGGAGTCATAACAATTTGAGCGGTTTGAACCTTTTTCAATTGACCTTCAAGGTGAAGTGTTTGCAAAATAGGTTTACCGTCTTTAGTATATGTACGGTGCAATGCATCAGCTAGATTTTGACTATTTTGTCCAATGTCGCTTTCAATACATTTAATAAGTGGATCATGAATATGCATATTCAACGTTTCTGTATATGCGACTAAGCACATATGTGATTCACCGGGTACTTCACGGAAGATTACTGCAACTTTGCGATCACCGTGTTTCCCAACATGTCTTAAAAAACTCATATCATATTCTCCTAGATTATGTGATTATTTAATTGATTTTTACTATATATTAAAATTTATCAAGACCAAGCCAACTCATAAAGAATTGCTTCCTGTGGATCTTCAAATGCAGGGACAATCTTTTTTATCCGTGTTATATAATCATATTCAATTAATGCGAACCTACCTTTTAAATTTTTTAAAATCCAAAATTTAGATTCTTTGGTAATATGGGTATTGGTCATAACGAAATGTGGAGGTTTAAAATTAACCTCCCGATCACTAAACCAAGTAACGGGGTCTATAGTTGTCATTGTGTTAATGAATCTAGCATCTTGTATTTTTCATACGCATCTACTACAGCAGGTGACGTATTAGTGTTGGTTGGCACTACTTCTAACCAAAGGTCTTGAAAAGCAAAGGTAATAGGCAAATACTTGCCCTCTGAGTACAATCTAGGTTGATGGATCTTGCCTGAATTGTAAAGTTTACTAGCCAATTCCATAACGGTTTCAAAATCAAATCTTGAGAAGTCGTACCTTTGAGAATTTCTAGCGTACTGATTACCTTCATCATAATACAACTTAATTACACCAACATACTGCTCATAGGTTTCACACTTAGTCCTAGTAATAATCATCAAAACTTGATCCTCGGACACTTCACCCCTTAGGATACTCTGTAAGCAACCACCCAAACTTGTACCAATATACATCATGATGAATTTTCTTTTTTGATAAGGTTATAAACTACTAACAATCTATCTAATACGTCATTTAATGATGCATTTGTTTTTGCCAATTCTCTTATATCTTTCCAAACTTCGGCTTGCTCTTGTTCATTGATACGAGACCAAGCCTTTTCACTCATTGATAATAATACTCTTTCTGTAGATCCCGCTTTCCTAGCATATATAGTTTCCCCCTTATCGGGGGATTCATATATCAGATCATTTCTCGTCATATAGTGCGAATGTACCAAACGGGGGATTAGGATCCTTATCACCGTGAATGATCCATGTCGTATCACAATAGTCAGAGTCTCCCCAGCTGCCACATGGATAGCCATCCGTAAATACAATCAAACGCTTGGGTACAATTGCGTTTTCTTTAAGATAACTGAAGATGCAATCAAAATCAGTGCCACCTCCACCGACCGGTTCATATGAATCAATTGTATCCATATTCTCACTGGTAAAGTCTTGTGGATTATAAGTTTCTGTATCAAAACAGAATACATGCACCCGATATCCATCAAATGCGTCCATCATACCGGCGATCTCACCCAAGAATGCCTGACCTTGTTTATCAGTGATAGAGCCTGACATATCAAGGCTAACTACAACATCAATTTCTTCACCTGGGGTCATACCAGGCATGATAGCATCCATATGCCAACCGCGACGATTAGGACGCATAAAACTGAAATCGGTACGAATAGCACTCGTCAAGTTAGTTTGAATCAATTCACGCCAGGGCATTACTGGGTTAGTGTGTTGCTTGATCAGCCGCTCAACACCTTTAGGAATAGAACCTGCTTCAGCGGAAGCTGCCGCATTGATGATAGCCTGCTTTACTTCTTGGCGAACACGTTCACGTTCCTCACCAGACATTTTAGGACGACCTTTGCCCTTACCACTACCGTCGATTTCTTCGCCCTCGCCTTCAGACTCAGAACTCTCACCTTCAAGGTGATCATCAATCATTTGATCAATATGATCATCAACATTAATCTTTTCGGCCTTGTCATAAAGGTCCTCATAGATTTCTTCGGCACTCTTACCGTCATATTTTGCTTCGTACAGACAAGGAACTGTTTTGATAAACTCACCAACCTTGTGCCGTTTCAGATCGGCATTGACCGCGTAGTCATCAGCAATATTCCAAAGCCGAGGATCACGGGTGCCTCGGCGACCCATATGATCGTAGACTACATGTAGAACTTCATGCCCAACCAAGAATTCAACTTCTTTGGGCTTGAGCATCATAATAAACCGAGAATTGTAATAGAATTTCAAGCCGTCGGTAGCGGCTGTGCTACACCATTCATCGGCATTAACCAGTTGCATACGAGTTGCAAGGTTACCAAAGAATGAATGACGGAGAAGCAGACCAATGCGGGCAGTTACTAACCGCTCACGGGCATTGAAGTCTACTTTGGTATCGGTAGGACCGACTAAATTTTCAAATTTTTTACTGCGTTTGCGTTTTTTAGTTGGGGCAATAACATCGCTCATGTTTACTCCTTTATCGTATATATGCTATATTGTAACATATACCGTATTTAATTGTCAAATGAAAAAAGGGGAGTTGCCTCCCCTTTCTTTAGTTACCTGCCTCAACAATGTACTTGCCGTACTTCT